ACTTGTTGGATGAGTATAGTTTATTGTTAACCCAGGCTAAACCAACGAACGCCTGGGGACCAATTCCTGACAACCTACAGAGAAACATCCATTGCTACGAGCGACTCGAACACAGTGTCCCACAAAGCCCGTGGCATCCGGGGCGCTATGTGGGGCGTACTATTGTTGTCCTTGCCCTTACGATGGTTAACTCGCGAAAACCCTAAGATACCGTCACAAACTGAAATGTAACAGTCCCTTAAGTCATTTTCGCCGACGTTGTATACCTTATTGAGAAAATCAACGAACATTTGACGATCAATTGTTTGCGCTGTCGTAGTCATCTCAATGAGTTCCTCTGCAGTGTACTTATAAGCCATAGCCTGATTCCGCATGTCCAGGTAGGGCTTATCCGAAAGCTGCTGAGAAGTTTGAAGAAGTATCGTTCTGATTGAAGAGATGTGGCGATGCTCGTAAGCTGCACTAAGCAACTTACCAGCCATGTAATCATTGTCGCTGACCTGAGCATTGAAATTAGCTCTGACCGGCAATTTCGCCAAAACTCGACCAAAAGACGGTACGGGGAATGTTTTCTCCACAGAAGGGACAAAGCGTTTGCGTAAGAACGACGCTTTTTCTCTGGTGTCGACCACCATTGGCTCTGCCTTCATCCCACTGCTTTCCGCCACCTCGACAAAGGCCTCACACAAGGCCTGTCTGTCTCCGCAGGTGTACGTTAAATTATCGTCCCCGTAAACCAGAATCGTACTCTCCGTGATCCCTGCCGCCGCTACTGCCGCCAGTGAAGTGCATGCGTTAACATACCCGTTTCCAGTTGTAGTGGTGACCTCACCACTCCAACGTTGACCCTTCACTGTACCCTTGACACCATATCTTGTGAATACCCTCACACTAGTGTTAGCCGCGAACTCACGAACAAACCATTCCGGTGCACCAAGTTTGTAATAAAACATGGCTTCCGGTTTGCGAACACCGGCGGGCTGCGTCCCGTCGTTGTTCTTGAAATCGTTTTCCATGGCCTCGCCAGCTGTGTGCTGCACTATATCCGCTATCTCGTCTGCAGTCATGCCCACGCAATAAATAACTTCATTCCCTTTGTTCCGGGGGTTTTTGCGTGACAATTCCTCTGCGA